AAGGGCATATTAAGAGAATAGCAAATAAACTTAATAAAACAAATTGCAATACTGATGAATTAAACAATACCAAAGATTTTATAGAAGAACATTTTAATTGGATAAAAATAGATTTAGAAAACCTAACATTGAAAGGTATTTTAAACGCATTTAAAGAGCTAGTATTTCAAAAAGGTATAAATGTTTGTGTAATAGACCCTTACAATATGTTAGATCACTCAGCGCAACGTGATCACTCTTATGTAGGTAAATTATTAAGCGAAATAACACAATTTTGTCAACAAACTAAAACACATTTATTTTTAGTAGCACATCCTAGAAAAATAGAAACTATAGAAGGCACTTACAAAAAACCAACTTTATATGATATATCTGGTAGTGCAGATTTTTTTAATAAAGCATACAACGGATTAATTGTTTATAGATGTATTGGTCAAAAATCTAAATATAAAAGTGATTTAGTTAAAATGTATGTAGAAAAGGTAAAGCGTAAAGAAAATGGTCAATTAGGTGAATTTGAAATTGCACCTGATTTTAACGCAGGGGGTGTTTATAAGCATTTAGAATTGGCTAAGAAAAAGTTTGAAGTAATTAAAGATAATATACCTTTTTAATGATAAAAGAAATCTATAAAATAAAATCAATAAAAAAAGAATTATGTAGAGAATGGTTATTATATAAACACTACGCAAAAAGAATACCATCTATATCGTATTCTTTTGGTTTGTTTAAAAATAATATTTTGCAAGGCATATTGACTATTGGAAAGCCTGCTAGCAATAGTTTATGTATTGGAGTTTGCGGTAAAAAAAATTCAAAATATGTTTATGAATTAAACAGATTATGTGTTAATGATGGATTAGAAAAAAATGTGTTAAGTTATTTTTTATCTCAATCATTAAAAATGATAAATAATATGATTTTAGTTAGTTATGCAGATACATCGCAAAACCATAATGGTTACATTTATCAAGCAACTAATTGGATTTATACTGGTCTGTCAGCAAAAAGAACTGAAAGATATGACATAAATAATCCTAATAGACATAGTAAATCTGTTACTGATAGTAAAAAAATAAACTATAAAGATTTAGCAGTAAGAGAACGACCACAAAAACACAGATATATATATTTTATAGCAAGCAAAAAGAAAAAAAAACATTGGCTAAAAGAATTAAATTATAATATACACAAATATCCAAAAGGTAAAAATAAAAATTACGATGCTAGCCATATAATAACTACACAAACAGAGTTATTTTAATGACAAAAAAACATTATAAAGCAATACAATGGTGTATAAATAATAATATTTATGTTAGTGCTTATCCTACTACAATAGGCACAAAAGTAGAAATAAATAATAATGGTAAAACCTTTATTTCACCAAACACTTACACCAAGAAACAGTTAGATTTTAAAATATGGGAATTATATTTGTATCTTTATGACCAAAATAATTAACAATGGCAAAGAGACAAAATCCAACGCTTAAAAAAGCAATGATAAAAGCACTGGAGAAATGTATGGGAATAGTTACTACAGCTGCTAAGATGGCTAGCATTAACAGGTCTACACATTATGAATGGTTGAAAACAGACCCAGAGTATAAAGACAAAGTAGAAGCATTAGAAGATTTAATATTAGATTTTGCAGAAACTAATCTGCATCAACAAATAGAAGAGGGTAATACAACTGCTACAATATTTTTACTTAAAACTAGAGGTCGCAAAAGGGGATATATAGAACGTCAAAACATTAAAATGGAAGCTGACATTAACACAACAAAAATATCGCCTGAAGGACAAAAGAAAATTGACGATATTTTGAATGACGAATATTAACGGAATTATAAAAGAAAAGTGTGATGATTCATTACTTTTTTTTACTAGATATATATTTAAAGAAAATACTGGTAACAAGTTTGAAGTAGCAGAATTTCACAAAACATTAGCTAATACTTTACAAAGTGTTTATGATGGCGATATAAAACGTTTGATTATAAACATACCTCCACGTTATGGTAAAACAGAAATAGCTGTTAAAATGTACATATGTTGGGTGTTGTCTAAAAATCCATATGCTAAATTTATACATTTATCATACTCAGATGCATTAGCATTAGATAATAGTTCACAAACTAGAGAATATATACAATCAGATGCGTTTCAACGTGTTTGGGACATTACACTAAAAAAAGATAGTCAATCACAAAAGAAGTGGTACACAACACAGGGTGGTGGTGTTTATGCTACTGCTAGTGGTGGTGCAATAACAGGATTCGGTGCAGGTAGTGGTGGTGCTATAATAATTGATGACCCACTAAAACCAGATGATGCAACGTCAGATGTAAGAAGGTCTTTTATAAATAACAGATACAATACAACTATTAGGTCTAGGGTAAATGATAGAGATGTGCCTATAATTGTTATAATGCAACGATTACACGAAGAGGATTTAAGCGGTTACTTATTAGATGGTAATAGTGGTGAAGAGTGGTATCATTTAAAATTATCTGCAATACAAGAAAACAATGTACCATTATGGAACAGTAAACATTCTTTTGAAGAATTAGAAGCAATAAGGCAAGCAGATAGATATACTTTTAGTGGTCAGTATTTACAAGAACCTGCGCCATTAGAAGGTGGTGAATGGAGGGTAGATTGGTTTAATATAATTAATAAAGCTGAAGTGCCTAATGATATTAATTGGGAAATGTTTGTTGATGGTGCTTATACAAAAGATACAAAGAACGATCATACAGGAATACAAATTAGTGGGAAGAGTGGCGATAATTTATACATACTTAAAAGTATAGATAAATATTTAGAAATGCCAGAGCTTAAAACTTTTATAAGTAGTTTTATAAAAAATTGTGGTGTTAACATTAGTCAAATACTGGTAGAGCCTAAAGCATCTGGTAAATCATTAGTACAGTTGTTAAGGCGAGAAACTAACTATAACGTATCTGAATTAAAAACTGATTTTGTTAAATATAGTAAAATAGAAAGAGCTAGAGCCTCATCACCATTCATTGAAGGTGGTCGAGTTTATTTGATTAAAGACTATTGGAATGATGGTTATTTGCAACAAGTTAGCACATTTCCTAATGCAAAACACGATGAACATATTGATGTTACATCTTACGCAATAGAGCGCAATTTACTAAAAAATTTCTTTATTGTATAAATACTTTTAAATTTTGTATTTTTACAAAAAATTTATTATAAGCAAAAAAATATGGCTTCACTTTTTGACCGCTTCAAATCCATAATTAATAAAAATTCACAAAATACTGCTGAAGGCTATAATAGAGCTATATATAATTGGCTTGGTGAATCTATAATTTGGAATCCTGAAAATGACGATTCTTATATTAATGAGGGTTACAGAAAAAACGCAACAGTTTATTCATTAGTTAATATTATAACAAAGGCTGCAACGACAATACCATTTCAGATATATGAAGTAGAAAACGTAAATGATTATAAAAGATACAAATCATTAACAAGTGGTACTATTGATTCTACAGTAATGCAAAAAGCAATGATGCTCAAAAATAAGTCAATGGTAGAATTGCACGATACTGAACTACATATGTTGTTAGAAAGACCTAATCCAGCGCAATCTTATAATAGTTTTATTACAGAATTAATTGCTTTTGGTAAATTAACAGGTAACAGATACATTTATGGTTTAGCTCCAGAAACAGGTAACAATGCTAATAAATACACTGAGTTATATGTGATGCCTTCACAAATTATGGAAATAGTTAGTGGTGGTTTAATGAATCCTGTTTCTAAATACAAAATACAATACAATGGCACATATGAAATGGATGCATCTGATATATGTCACATAAAAGATTTTAATCCTTACTATGATGGTACTGGTTCACATTTATATGGTCAATCGCCATTACGTGCAGGTTTAAGAGCATTAACAACTAATAACGAAGCAATCCAAACAGGTGTTAAATACTTACAAAATCAAACAGCTCGTGGTGTTTTAATGTCTGAAGAAGGTGATTTAAATGAAGTCCAAGCACAACAATTAAAAGATAAGTTTAAAAATCAGTTTACTGGTTCTAACAATGCTGGTGAGGTTTTAATAACACCTAAAAAATTATCTTGGGTTAACTTTGGTTTAAATGCAGCTGATGTTTCTTTGATAGAACAATACAACGCATCTGTTAAAGATTTATGTAATATTTACAACGTGCCAGTGCAATTGTTAAATAATACAGATTCCAATACATATAACAATATGAAGGAAGCTAAAAAAGCATTATATCAAAATGCTGTTATTCCTGAGTTAGTTAAAATTAGAGATGAGATAAATAGATGGTTATGTCCACAGTACGGAGACAAATACAAATTTGACTTTGATTTTACTTGCATACCTGAACTACAAGAAGAAAGTGATAAAGTAGTCGAACAATTGTCTAAAGCTTGGTGGATTACACCAAATGAAAAACGTGCTGTAATGAATTATGGCGAAGATGAAGAAAATGAAGCATTAAATGATTATTACATACCAGCTAACTTATTGCCAGTTAATGCAGAAAATATAGACATTCCTGTTGATGAAAATGTAAGAGAATCTGTAGATATAGATGTATCTAAGTTTTTAAAGGAAAAAAAAACTGAAATAGAGTCTAAACAAACTTACGACAACTATCCACAAAGTGCTACTAATAACGCAAAGCGTATGTTAGAATTTAGAGAAAAATATGGTCGTGATGTTGTGCAAGGTGGAACTGATATAGGTTGGAGACGTGCCTCACAGTTAGCTAGTAGAACTGCATTAAGTTTGTCAACTTTAAAAAGAGTTAAATCATTTTTAGCAAGACATAAAGATAACTCAAAAATATCAGATGAATTTAAAGGCGAACCATATAAAGATAAAGGCTATGTAGCTTATAATCTTTGGGGTGGCGAATCAATGAGAACTTGGGTAAATAAATTTCTTGACAAGTTAGAATCATAATATGCTTAACAAAAGAGATAATTGGCAACGTGCATTTGAAAAACAAATGGGCATTGCAGAAAGACGTAATATTCCTAAAGTAAAAAAATTCTATAAAACAGAATACAAAAAAGGGGTAGATTCTTTTTTATCTATGAATCAAACTAATTTTGATATTCTATTCAACGTAACTACATTGTCTAAACTATATAGAGATTTATATGAAGATATAGGAATGCAATTTGCTAAATGGTATGCAAGACATTTTGATAAGTATATATCAAAGGGTGTAAACCCAAAACAATATGAGTCATTTTGGATGGAAAGATTTGCTTACTTTGGTTCAGTAATAGCAGCACAAAGAGTAACACTAGTTTCTAACACAGCTAAACAAACACTAATAACACTTACACAAAGATTGATGTCTGACCCTGAATTTATGATGATGGGTGTTGCACAACAAGCTAGAATATTAAATAATAGATTTGGACAATATTCTTTAATGCAAGCTATTAGATTAATTAGAACTGAAGGCACTAACATAGCTAACTACGCTACTATGCAAAGCGCACAATCTATATTCCCTGCATCACAATTAAAAAAAGAATGGATAGCTAGTTTCGATGATAGAACCAGAGATGCACACGCTCAGGCTGATGGACAAATAGTAATGCAATCTGACCCTTTCTTAGTGGGTGGTGAGCAATTACTTTATCCAGGTGACCCAGCAGGTAGTTCAGAAAACGTTATAAATTGTAGATGTAGTGTTGCGCCTTTTCCAGTAGAAAATGCTGAAGCTGATGGTATAATTGAAAATATTGGCTTAGGCTTAGGTGGTCAACTATCATAGCTAAAATTTAAAATTTGTATATTTACAAAAATTTTTTCTATGAATACTATATTATATAAACAAGCACCTATTGGAGAGCTTTTAGATGCTGACGAAAACGCAGGAATTATAAAAGGTTACGGATCATACTTTGGAAACAAAGATTCAGATAGTGACATCATTGTAAAAGGTGCTTACACAAAAACAATACAAGAAAACGGAGAACGTGTTAAATATTTATATCAGCACGATATGAATCAACCAATTGGTAAAATGCGTGAATTATATGAAGATGATAAAGGTCTTGTATTTGTAGCAGAAATAGCTAAAACACAATTAGGTAAAGATGTAGTAGAGTTAATGAAATCTGGGGTTATTACAGAAAACTCTGTAGGTATAATGCCAATACAAAAAGAAAATAAAGGCGACTATAGAGAAATCAAAGAAGTTAAATTATATGAAATTAGTGCTGTAACATTAGCTGCTAATGACCAAGCAAAAATATTAGATGTCAAAGGTAATGTAGATTTAGAGAAATTATCAAAGAGATATGACAATCTAAGTAAATTAATCAGAAAAGGTAACATATCAGATGAATTAGGATATGCTATTGAAGCTGAAATACTAAAACT